ATCAAACCAAGTCACTGCTGGTGATCTGTATTTCGGCAACTTTGCTGACTTGCTGATCGGCATGTATGGCGGTTTGGACATTGTTGTAGATCCATATACTGCGTCTAGCTCAGGCACAGTACGGATTGTTGCACTGCAAACTGTAGACGTAGCTGTACGTCACGCAGTAAGCTTTGCATTCAACAATGACGGTGCATAAGAGTGCTAACTTGGGAGGGCCACTTGGCCCTCCTTTCCAATAAGGGGCAAAAGATGAAATATATTATCCTGAAATCCTGTGTCGCTGCTGGTCAAGCTAGAAAAGCGGGCGATATAGTTGAGCTAGGCGCAGATGAAGCGACTGCGTTAAAGGGATATGGGCGCATTGATAATGCTCCTGAGCCTAAGCCCGTGAAGGCTCCTACTGATCGGGCTGCGAAGCCTAAGACCACAAGGGCTAAGAAATGAAGATTACGCTGATTAAAGACGCATCTTGGAGCGGTAAGAATGGTAAGGCTGGTGCAAGCCATATCGTTGATGACCGTATCGCTCAGAAGCTAATTGATCGCGGATATGCGAAGCCATATGTAAAAGAAGAAAAGGCTGAAGAAGATGGCGCTGCCACTAGCTGATGACCTAGCAAACATATTCGACGTTGATGAATTTGCCACTGCGGTCACTTATGATGGCGGCACGATCAACGGCATCTTTGACAATGAGACGATCCCTGTTGATACGGGTGGTTATGTTTCTGTTCACGAAGAGCAGCCGCGTCTGACATGCAGAACAACAGACATCTCCAGCATAGCATACAATCAAGCTATGGTTATCAATGCGGTGACATATTATGTGCGGGCGTGGATACATGATGGCACTGGCGTAACTGTTATTCAGTTGGAGAAATCATAGTGGCTCACGTTAGGCAGCAAATAAGAGAGCGCATAGTTTCTGTGCTTACTACTAATGTCACGCTGGTCAGCAGCCGCGTATATGGCACTAGGGTTTATTCTCTGACTGACGCTGATTTGCCCGCCATTACGGTTTATGCAGGATCAGAGGCATCTGCATTGCAAACCATTGGCGTAAAGACATCTGCGCGTGTTGTTTCTATTGAGGTAGACGCATATGTACGCGCAACAACTAATTTTGATAATGATGTGGATGCTATTGCTGTCCAGATCGAAGAGGCAATAGCCAATGACTTCAACGTCAATGGCCTTGCAAAGTCGGCTGTGTTATCCGGTACAGACATTAACTTTTCAGGTGAAGCAGAACAACCAGTAGGTTCCGCAAAGCTGACATTTGATGTAAGGTATGATACAGCTATCGATGACGTAGAAACGGCCAGATAAGGAGGCTCCAATGGCTACACATACAGGCAGCGAAGGAACCGTAAAGGTCGGTTCTGATGCGATCGCAGAAATCCGTTCTTTCAGCTTAGAGGAAAGTGCAGATACCTTAGAAGATACAACTATGGGCGACACTGCTCGCACATATAAATCATCTTTGACGACATTCACTGGATCAGTTGATGTTTTCTGGGATGAAACCGATACAACGGGTCAAGGCGCTTTGACAATCGGTGCTTCTGTTACGCTTAATGTTTATCCAGAGGGAGATGCTTCTGGGGATACATATTATACTGGCACAGCCATTGTTACCGGCGTTACACGCTCATCATCATTTGATGGTCTTGTGGAAGCGTCAATAACTGTGCAAGGTAGTGGGGCATTAACAGCTACAACGGTGTAACCCATGTCTAACCCTATAGACGCCTTAGACGATTATTTGTCGAATATCGAGACAAGGCATATAGAAGTAACTTTACGCGCAGGGGCCAAGCCTCTGCGTGTTTACTATACCCCTATGACTTCTGGAGAGATGTCATCTATTCAGCGGAAGCACTCAGACTTCCCATCTGCCAACATAGACGCCTTAATTGATCTGATTATCTTGAAGGCTCTAAAGGAGGATGGCGAAAAGGCTTATACGATTGAGCATAAGCCTAAACTGAAGCGCATTCCCCATGAGGTGATCTACAAATTAAGCGCACCTATGATGTCTGCTGGCTCTGTTGAGGAAGCTGAGGGAAACTAAAGAAAGACCCATTCAGGTTTAATTTAATCGCGTTAGCAGATAGATTAGGCCGCACCATTAGCGAGATTGAGAAAATCACGGTAACGGAGTATAATGAATGGGTCGCATACTTTAAGATCGTGGACGAAAGGCAGGAAGAAGATGGCAAGCGCAGAACAGCTAAAGTTTGAACTTCTTGCGGTTGATCGCGCTAGTCGGCCCATTCAGCAAGTTCAGAACCGCGTAAAAGACTTTGATCGCCAGGTCAAAAGCTCATCTGTGCAGATGAATAACTTTGGTGGCTCCTTAACCGGTGTTACAAGAGACTTGCGTAAATTTAGTCTTGGTGGCATCCAGCAAGCGGGTTATCAGATCGGTGACTATGCTGTTCAGGTAGCTAACGGCACAAGCAAAATGCAGGCCTTTGGCCAGCAAGCCGGTCAGTTCTTCCAGATATTCGGGCCATTTGGTGCTGTGCTTGGTGCGGCTATATCTGTCATGTCGGCATTCTTTGTTGCCAAGGAGAGGGCCGCAAAGGCGACAGAAAGCTTTGCTGATAGCCTTACAATCCTAAAAGACGAAACGGCAGCAGCCAGTGAAGAGATTAAAATCCTTTCTGCTGGGATAAGCGGGCTAGCAAGAACGCAAGTTTATGCGCAGCTTTTAGAGACGCAAGCAAAGATCACTGAAAATTTATCAGAGCAGAATAGGCTAGAAGACGCTAGGCCAAGTGGGTTCCGCAGATCCCTAAAGATACTAAGAGATGAGCTTGACATCTTGACAGATCAAGAGGGAGAGTTTGAGCAAATACTAGATAGCCATGAGAAGACTATAAGCTTCCTTGAGCAAGAAAAGGGATATTATGACGATATTACTGGCAGCGCCGAAGGTCTAGCTCAGACAGAACAAGCTCTTAACCAACTATACGAAGCTAGACTTGGAACCATAGATGATACTGCAAATAACTATGTGGACATCATTGGTAGCGAACAGGGTCTAGCCCAAGCAATGGCTGCAACCAATCAAATCTATGCGGCTAGATTAAAGGCGAGACAATCAGAAATACAAGCCGCTAGAGACGCATTTGTCGTGGAAGCTTCTGTGACGGTTGCGGAGACTGAAAGAGCGCAAACTATTAAGGACATGCAAGAAGCTTATGCCAAGCTAACCTCTGGGCAAGATGAGGCAAATACCAAGACAAAAGAAACCGCCAAGATCATCAAAACTGAACTAAGTCCAGAGCTTATGCGGATTAAGGACGCATCTGAGATGGTTGGTCAATCATTTGGCGATGCCATGATGTCTATGGTTCAAGGCACTATGACAGCCAAGGATGCATTTAAAACAATGGCGCGGGATATTATCTCTGAGCTTTACCGTATATTCGTGGTTAAGCAGATTACGGGCTTTATTACGGGGGGCTTGCAGCAAGCATTCGCACCTAAGCTTGCTGGAACCGGCGGCGGCGGTGGTAAAGCCATTGGCGGGCCGGTTCAAGCTAATCAGTCTTATGTTGTTGGCGAGCGCGGCCCAGAGATGTTTGTACCATCACGCTCAGGTTCAATCGTGCCAAACAACAAGCTCGGCGGTGGCGGCGTAGTAGTCAACCAAACCATCAACGTCACGACAGGCGTACAACAAACTGTACGTGCTGAGATTAAGCAGTTAATGCCACAGATAGCAGACAGCGCTAAGGCTGCTGTAGTAGACGCCAAGCGGCGTGGTGGATCATATGGAAGGGCATTTGCATAATGGCTATCAGTTATCCTTTAGCGCTGCCTACGCATACGGGCATAGCTCAGATTGAACTAAGGGCGACTAACGCAGTTGCTTATAGCAGATCGCCCTTTACCTTCGCGGGTCAGGCTCATGCTTATGCTGGTAAGGCTTGGCAGGCAGATGTTACATTGCCATCAATGAAGCGCGAAGATGCGGAAAGATGGGTGGCTTGGCTCATTTCACTGAAGGGCCAGCTAGGCACGTTTTATCTTGGTGATCCAGCCGCGACTACGCCATTAGGATCAGCGCGTGATACCGATACAATCTTAGTTGATGGCGCTGTATCATCTGGTGATACGATTGCCATAGACAGCGCACCAGCAAGTCAGACTGATTATCTCAAGGCTGGCGATTATATGGAGATTGGCACAGGCGTAAATCGTCAGTTATTCAAGGTTTTGAATGATGTTGATACGGATGGCACAGGGAGCGCTACAGTAGATGTTTGGCCTAATGTGCGAACCAGTATAGCAGACGGTGCTGCTGTTACTGTGCAGAGCGCTCAGGGGATCTTTAGGCTGGCAAGCAATGAGCAATCATTTAGCATAAATGAAGCCAGCATATATGGGATAACATTCGGAGCGATAGAAGCAGTATGAGCCGCACAGTACCATCAGCGCTGCTTACGGCGCTTAGTCAGCCAGAGGTTCAGCCATATTATGCGGTTGAGCTTGATTTTGATAGCGCGCCCATAAGACTTTGGACGGGTTATGGGGATCTTACCATTGGCGTGGATACATATACTGGATCTGGCAACTTGCTTGCGATTGGCGGTCTGGAAGAGGCAAATGATCTCTCCGCTAAGAATGTCATACTGACCTTGTCTGGAATACCGTCTAGTTTAATTTCTATTGCCCTCAATGAGCCATATCAGAGGCGCGAAGCTAAGATATATTTTGGTACGACAGATACTTCTTCACCGATAGAAGTCTTCAGCGGGCTTATGAACACCATGTCTATTGAAGATAATGGTGAAACTGGGTCAATATCTCTTGACGTCGAAAGCAAGTTGGTAAGGTTAGAGAGAGCAAGCAATCGTAGATATACGCATGAAAATCATATATCTAGGAATGCAGGGGATACCTTTTTTTCATTTGTTGCCGACTTGCAGGATAAGGACGTCATATGGGGCAGAGAGAGAGCCTAAACCGTTACTTGAAGTCAGTAGGCGATATTCCTTTTGAATGGGGAAAACATGATTGCCTTACCTTTACTAATAATGCTTATCGCGCAATGTATAACGAAGGCTGGGCAGATGACTGGATTGGGCGTTACGGCAAAGGCTCTAAAGCATTACGCCGAAAAGAGTTAGAGAGCGAATTTGGGTTTAGGATCAAGCAGCTTCCGGAAAAAATCAGCAGCAGACTAAAGCCAATAAATCATGTTCCCCCTCTTGGAGCATTGGTTACTACTAAGAAATCTAACACTTGGATTATAGGCGTAGCGATGGGAATATGCACCGGCACTAAGGCTGTTTTCTTATCAAAGGAAGGTGTGCTATATTTACCCTTAGATTATATTCACCAAGCATGGGTTAAAGAGATATGAGCAGATACACGCTAGGTGACTACACAATAAAAAACTGGAATAGCTGGGATAGGGTTCCTAGAGATCCATTTACTGTTGGTGCTTATATATTATCAAGCACGGGCATAGCTGCGGGATTATCGGGCGCTGCTGCTTTTTACGGGGCTTATATTGTCGGGTATCTTGCCACAACCGCTATTACATCTTGGGCTATATCTGCACTCACTCCTAAACCTGATTTCGGAGCGCAAACATCTGCTGGGATTATGGTCAACAGCCGCGAAGCTGCTGCGGCTCAAGATTTTGTATATGGTAAGGTTCGCAAGGGCGGCGTTGTTACCTTCTATGAAGCTACCGGCGCATCAAACACATACCTTCATCAAGTCATAGTCTTGGCTGGCCACGAGGTTAATAGTATTGGCGATATCTACGTTAATGGTGAAGTTGTCAGCATTGATGGAAACAATTTAGTCACAGGCGCGACTTGGAATAATAAGATCCGCATTAAGAAGCATGATGGATCACAGACTACAGCAGATAGTGATCTGGTAGCTGAAACCAGCGTAGACAGCAATTTCAAAGGCCTTGGAATAGCCTATTTATACGTCAGGTATGAATATGACCAAGATGTGTTTGCTAACGGTGTGCCTCTTATAACGGCTGTTGTAGAGGGCAAGAAGGTATATGATCCCAGAACAGCTACAACGTCATACAGCAACAACGCTGCGCTTTGTATTCGTGACTTCTTAACGTCTGCTTATGGGTTAGCTGACAGTGCTATTGATGATATATCCTTTGCTTCTGCCGCAAATGAGTGTGACGAAAATGTAACTTTATCGGGTGGCGGTACAGAAAAGAGATATGCGTTAAACGGAATAGTAAAATCTAGCCGATCAGTTGGTGACGCTTTAGGCGACATGACTACAGCTTGTGCTGGTACTTTATTCTGGGGGTCAGGATATTGGAAGCTGAAAGCTGGCGCTTATTCTTCGCCTGTCAAAACGCTTACCCTAGATGATTTGCGCGGATCGATAAATCTGGAAACCCGAATTACCATGCGGGATAACTTCAACACGGTTCGTGGTACATTTAACGATGCAGATCAAGACTGGATTACTGCTGACTACCCAGAAATAACCAGTGCCACCTTTAAGGCCGAGGACAATGGCGAAGAAGCGCTTCTTGACCTTCAACTACCGTTCACCACAAGCTCAGCGACAGCGCAGCGGCTTGCTAAGCTAACGCTTTACAGAGGCCGCGAGCAAATGACTTTGAGCGCAGACTTTGGACTTGAGGCATTTCAAGTTGAAGTTGGTGATATAATCGCTTTTACAAATGAGAGATATGGATTTAGCGCCAAAGAGTTTGAGGTTATTGGCTGGCGCTTTGCGGCCAATCAAGATGCAGGCGACTTGCGTGTTAATCTAACGCTAAGAGAGACTTCATCTTCTGCATTTAATTGGAGCGCTGAAGAGACAGACATCGTTAGCAATAACTCTACACTGCCAGCGTTCACATCTGTAGCTGCACCAACGAACCTTACGCTTTCAGCAACCGCTGTTATTAATGATGACGGTATTACCATTCCAGCTATTAAAGCAAGTTGGGATATATCGCCTAATGCTTTCGTTCAGTATTATGAAATACAATATAAGCGTCTGGGTGGTGAAGAAGACTACGGTTCTGTTGCTGATGCTCATACTGAAAGTGAAAATTGGGGCAGCATTACAGTTACCCCAACACAGACAGCAGAAGATTATGGCTTAACCAATGAGCCTATTCTGACGCCAGACAGTGCATTCACATCAGTCTTTGGTTCATCTAATTCATTTACCATTGAGCCTGTTCTGAATGGCTATGATTATCAGGTTAAAGTCAGAGCTATTTCTGCTTTAGGCGTTAGATCACCATTTGCCACAGCGCAACTTGCCTCACAGGGTGATACTACTCCACCAACCACACCATCTAACCTATCTGCTGTCGGTGGCTCTAAGTATATTACAATCACTTGGACAAACCCTGCTGATCAGGATCTTAGCCATGTTGAGGTTTGGGAAAACGACACAGACAACCTAAACACTGCTGCTCTTGTCGGTGAAAGCTCTAGCAGTAACTTTATGCGCCCAAATTTGGCGAACAACATAACCAGATACTATTGGGTTCGGGCTGTAGACTTATCACTGAACAAATCTGGCTTTACCTCTAGCGTTAATGCAACAACGCTTCTGGTCACGCCAAATGATTTCAATGATGCTGTCAACGATCTATTCAGCGAGAGTGGCGCGTATGGTATTGAGCCAGTGCAGTCTTTGCCAGCATCAGGTGCATTCGATGGTAAGCTGGTTTTACTGCTCCCAGACATCACTATTTATCGCTGGGATGAGACGGCGGGAGAATGGTCAACAGAGGTATATACTGAAAGCTCTGTCAGTGCTGGTGACGTAACCTTTGCATCATTTGCATCAGGTATTGAGCCAATTAGCATTGTTTCTAGTCTGCCCACCGTATCAGGCTACACAGGGCCAAAGATAGTCTTACTGACAACTGACAATAAGATATATCGCCTAGATGGTAGTGCTTGGACAACAGCAGTGCCAACGACTGACATCACAGGCACTATCGGTGAAAACCTCTTTAGCGATGATTTGAGACCAGTTGAAAAGGTTAATGCACTACCAACCACAGCCTTAACGCAAGGCCGCATTGTTCTGCTGACTACCGATAACAAGATGTACCGCTATACAGGCAATGAGTGGACATCTGCTGTTCCGTCAACAGATATTACGGGTCAGGTGGCAAGTGGTCAGATTGCAGATGCAGCTATCACAGCGACTAAGATCGGCGCTGATGCTGTAACGACAGCTAAGATTGCTAATGACGCTATCACGACTGACCTTATTGCCGCTTCTGCTATAACCTCAACTGAGGTGGCCTCTGATGCCATCACAACGCCTAAGATTGTAGCTGGTGCAATTACCGCTACAGAAATAGCAACGGATGCCGTCACATCTGATAAAATCATATCAAACGCAATCACAACAGCTAAGATTGATGCTGGCGCTGTAACAGCGTCAGAAATTGCTGCTGGTTCTATCACTACAGGTAAGATTGCTGCTGGTGCGGTTACAGCTAATGAGATTGAGGCCAGCACTATCACGGCTACTGAGATTGCAGCGGGTGCAATTAGTGCTAATGAAATAGCCGCTAACACTATTACCACCGGTAAGATAGCAGCAGATGCCATCACAGCTAATGAGATAGCAGCTAACGCAGTTACAGCGGATGCCATCGCAGCCAACGCAGTTACAGCGGATGCTATCGCAGCTAACTCTGTCAGCACATCTGAACTAGCAGCAGACAGTGTCACTGCTGGTATTATTTCCGCTGGTGCAGTTAGCACATCTGAGTTGGCTGCTGATGCCATTACCTCAGATAAAATAGCTGCTGGTGCTATTGTAGCGGAGAGCATTGCGACAAATGCCATCACATCAGCTAAGATCGGCACAGATCAGATTACAGCCAATAAGATTGCTGCATCATCTATCATTACGTCTAAGATCGCCACAGGAGCCGTTACAGCAGCTAAAATCAGCGTGAATGAGCTATCAGCTATCTCTGCTGATCTTGGCACTATTCAAGTTGACAGTGCGCACATAGATGATGCAGCCATTACATCCGCTAAGATCGCAAGCTCAATTCAGTCAAATAATTATTCTGCTGGATCTGCTGGGTGGAAGATAAACAAAGATGGAAACGCAGAGTTCAACGGCGTTGTTATTTCTAGGCAGCTTTTAGTTGATAGTGGTACTTTTTCCTACGGCAGTGCAAACATATCAAGGCGCACTACAATAGGTGAAAGTTTTTACGTTTATGTAGAAAGTACAAACACACCAATCTCTGGTTGGGCTGGTTCTCAGAAAACCTACCTCTGTAACGTGGGCGTGACGGGTACTGTTACAGCAAACACAAGCGATATACCCGATATATTCTGGGGTTTCACAGGTGAAATCCTACCGCTCACAAAGTGGTCAGGTAGCCAAACACTGCGTTTGAAGCTGACGTTTTGGACTAAAAAAATTACCAGCGTCACCAACCTAGCAGCTAACTGGAAAATATACGAGGTAACATAATGAACGTTGGAGATGTAATAAGCGGGTTTGAAACTGAAGATGGAATAACTCTTCATGTTCTTTCTGCGATAGACGTTGAAAGCGATGAAATGTCTATAGACATCAGCATTTATGAACCCACAGATGAAAACTTTGCTTGGGCTATACAGCAGTTAGCATCGTTACAAGAAACGTGATATAAACTCTTAAGGAGTGTTTAAATATGACTAAACAGGTACAGCGCCGCAGAGGCACAGCAACACAACATACGTCCTTTACAGGCGCTGAAGGCGAGCTTTCAGTCAACACAACGAATAAATCAGTTCATGTGCATGATAACGTCACTGCTGGTGGCTTTGAGGCTGCTAGGGCTGATATGGATAACGTTACATCTAGCAGTATTCTCACGGCGGCTGGCATTACAGCTACCACTGCTGAGTTAAATTATGTAGATGGCGTTACATCCAATATCCAGACGCAACTAGACGGTAAGGCTGGCACTGCCTCTCCTACATTCACAGGAACGCTTACGACAGCCAACCTAACAGCCACAGGCACGACAACCTTAGCTGGCGCTAGTACCTCCGCAGATATTACGTTTGGCGACAACGACAAAGCCATCTTCGGCGCTGGGTCTGACCTCAGCATATATCATGATGGGTCGGATAGTTTTATTACTGATACTGGCGCTGGCAATTTGCAGATTTGGGGCGGGAACTTTAGGCTTCGCAGTTCTGACGGGTCGGAGGCGGTAATTGATGGGAATAGTGGAGGCGCAGTAACTCTTTACCACGACAACGCCCCCAAACTCGCCACCACCAGCACAGGTGTAGACATCACGGGTACTTTGACCAGCGATGGGCTGACTGTGGATGGGGATGCTACTATTCGTGATGATGCTGTTACTACGTCTTACTATTCAACAGATGTTGCAAGCAATGTTGTCACACATACTTCAAATGGAACGGGGGCATTTGCTCAAGAAGTATGGCGGCTAAATGACGGTGGCACACCTTCTGAAAGAATGCGTCTCACAACAACTGGTTTGGGGATTGGGACGAGTTCGCCAGAAGGTGATGGCCTGCATGTCCAAGGCTCTGACAACAATAATGACGATGATCTTATATCTCTTGGTTTTACTTTTGACGCTAATTCTAAAGTTTTGGGGACTATCG